AAGCTCAAAAACGGGGCACATAAGACCACCGGCAGCTAGACATAAAGGTCTAACGCAATGCAACCGAGTCCGGTATAGAAATCTCGGGAGCCATGGGGATTAGCTCAGTTGGCAAGTAGCGACGGTCTGTTAAACCGTAGGTCACAGGTTCAAGTCCTGTATCCCCAGCGAGCCGCGTGCGCACACGCCTACATGTGAGCGGTATGGAATCCTAGTTCGACTCTAGGCCGTGTAGGCAATATCGGAAAGCCCCCCAGGTTGATCACTGGGGGGCTTTTTCGTGGTCTGGTAGGGTGGGGCTATACCATAAAAGGCTGAGAAATGGAAATCACCCCGTAATGACTGAGATTCAGAACTCCATGTCGTTCCTGACCAAGCAGGTTGTCGATCTGCGCGTCAAGGGCTACTCACTGGAGCAGATAGCGTCTGACATTGGCATCCCCGTTGAGGACGTGGTTGCCGAGTGGCGCAGCTACGTGGCCTCCGTTGTCGTGGAATCCAAGGAAGAGCGTTGGCTGCTCCACCTGTTGCGCCTTGAAAACCTCATGGTCAAGGTTGAGTCCGCGCTGGAGAACTACGACGAAATTGGCGACTTTGACGTAATGCTCAAGCTCCTGGACCGGATTGAAGCCCTCCAGTCGTTGAACCTCTCCCGCAAGGAAGAGGCTGAGCGGGAAGCCGACAAGGCCAACCGGCTCATGGCCGAACAGGTCATTGGCATCATCACCGCCACACACCAGACGCTCATGGACTCACTGGAGACTGCTTTCAACAAGCACAAGGTGGGCAAGGTAGCGCGAGAGACCATCCTGACTGATATGGGCGAGAAGGTTGTCCCCAAGGCATTGAAAGCGATTGAGGCCGAAATTGAAGACTAAAGAGCAAGAGCTGTGTGCCCTGTTCGATCTGGTGTTTGAGTCTGCCGAACGGCCTGACTTCGCCGCCGTGCGCGAGCTGGCTTACACCTCCCAGCACTCATCCTGGCTCATCACCGAGCTTCTGAAGGCTGTGTGGCTGAACGGGTCTGACCCCGCAGCATTTGACGAATACGTGTGGAGCGTCCTGAATGAAGCTCAGTAGGGCCGTCCTAGAGCAGGCTAAGACCAATGCGCTTGCAATGGAGAAGCGCGAGCTGTATAAGCACGACATTGCTCTGTGGGCCAAGGAACGTCTGGGCCTGCACCTCTGGAGCAAGCAGATCGAGATTGCTCAGGCCATCGTCAAGTTCAAGAAAGTGGCGGTCAAGTCCTGCCACGGTTCGGGCAAGTCCTTCTTCGCCTCCATCCTTGTCGCGTGGTGGGTGGATACCCGCTACGGCACAGAGGCAGTCGTGGTGTCCACCGCTCCGACCTACGAGCAGGTCAACAAGATTCTGTGGCGCTACATTCGTCAGCACCACGGCAAGAATGACCTCATGGGCAACGTGACCCAGACTGACGAGTGGAAGGACGCCAAGGGCGAAGTCGTAGCGTGGGGCCGCAAGCCTGCCGACACGAACACCCAGGGCTTCCAGGGTATCCACTCCAGCGGCGGTGTGCTCGCGGTCATTGACGAGGCCTGTGGCGTCAACGAAACCATCTTCACGGGTGTTGCTGCCATCACCACGGGTATTGATGACCGTATCCTTGCCATTGCCAACCCTGACATTCCCCAGTCTGAGTTTGGCCGTATCTTCCTGAAGAATGACCCGTCGTGGCACAAGATCACGATTAGTGCGTTCGACACCCCCAACTTCACGGGCGAGTACATGCCGGAAGAGGCCAAAAAGGGTCTGGTGTCTGTCTCGTGGGTGGAAGAGCAGAAGATTTCCTGGGGTGAGGAATCCCCCCGCTACAAGTCCAAGATTCTCGGTGAGTTCACCACGGACGCTGGCAACAGCCTGTTCACGATGGAAACCCTCATGCGCGGGCATGTCACTGAGCTGGAGCTTGTCACTGAGGAACCTCCCCGTCTGGGCGTGGACGTTGCCCGATTCGGTGAAGACTTCTCAGTAGCATACAAGTACCATCAAGGTCAACTCCGGTTCATGAAGAAGTGGTCCAAGACTGACGCAGTGAGGTCTGCCGAGATTATCCGTGACCTCGCGTTTGAGATTGGGGCCAAGGAAGTCAGGATTGACGGTGTTGGTCTGGGTGGTCCGATCATGGACATGGTTGCCCATATCTCTGACAACCGTTATGAGGTCATCGGCATGGTGGGTAACGCTGCCTCCCCTGACCTTGACAAGTGGGTGAACGCCCGCGCGGTCTGGTATGACACGATGCGTGAGAAGATGTTTACCGGCCAGCTTGACCTGGACAAGACGGAAGACCACGCACGAGACCTTGAAGACGAGCTGGGCTCGCTGGAGTATTTCTTCTCCAAGCGTGGCGGCTTGCAGCTCATGGACAAGACGGAAATCCGTAAGAAGACAGGTAAGTCCCCTGACTTCGCGGACGCGGCCTGCTACGCCTGTGCTGATCTGGGCTACGATCCTACGTCGGAAGAGTCCAAGCTACGTGTCGGTGATGAGTACGACATGGGGATTGACGACATTCTGGACGCATGGGAGATGCAGATTAGCCCCCTCTGATACACTTGTAGCAACACGACTGGCCACCTTCCCTAAATGGGACGGTGGCCAGTTCTTTTTTGCATACGGTAAACTTGACAGCAGACCATTCATCGTGTTATAAGGAGCAACTGTGGTATCTCTGCAAGAAGTCAAACAGAGCGCAGAGCTGTCGCGCCTTCAGGAGGACCATAACGCCCTCAAGAACAGTATGGAAGTCCTTCAGGAATCCTTTGCAGACGCCATGCTTGCCCTTGACGATGTTGGGTGGAAGCCCCTCGGCGGTGACGAGGATGCCACCGAAATCCGGCTTGAGACCATCAAGACTATTTCCCAGACCACTCGTGGCCTTGTTGCTGTCAACCCGCTCATCAAGCGCGGCGTTGCCGTCCGTACCACCTACATCTGGGGTGCCGGTGTCAAGTTTGAGGGCATTGACGAAGATGACCCTATCCTGACCGACCGGACCAACAAAAAGTTCATCTTCTCCCCCCAGGCTTTCGCTGAGCTGGAAGCAGTCATGGCGACTGATGGCAACCTCTTTGTGCTCATTTCCAAGGGCAAGGCCCGCCGCTCCGTTCTTAGCACAGGCACACCGAAGATGACCCGCGTTCCCATGGGCGAAATCACGGGCACGATCTGTGACCCCGAGAACCGTGAAGACGTGTGGTTCTATCGGCGTGAGTGGACCGTGGAGTCTGAGAGCTACGCCACGGGCGAGAAGTCCGCGAGCGTGCGCGTGGCATGGTTCCCCGCCACTGACTACGACGTGACCAACGGCAAGCCGTTCAACATCAAGGGCAAGCCGGTTGTCTGGAACTCCGCTATCCTCCACAACACCGCCAACAAGCAGGTGGGCTGGAAGTGGGGCGCACCTGACCTCATGAGCGTCATCTTCTGGACCAAGGCGTACAAAGAGTTCCTGGAGAACTCGGCCACCCTTGTCAAGGCCTACTCGCGGTTCGCCTTCAAGGTGACGGCACAGACCAAGAACGGTGTGCAGGGTGCGGCCACGAAGGTTGCAGCTCAGCCTGTCCGTGATCCGTTCACGGGTGAGGTCTCTGGCGTCGGCGGTACTGCCGTCATGGGCATGGGTACTTCTCTCTCCACGATTGGCCGCACGGGCGGCTCTGTGGACTTCTCCGCTGGCCTGCCGCTCGCTGCAATGGTTGCTGCCGGTCTGGAGGTCCCTCTAACGTCACTGACGGCTGATGGAGGCTCTAGCAACCGTTCGGCGGCTGAGACACTGGAGACGCCCACGCTGAAGGCTATGAAGGCCCGTCAGCAGCTTTGGGGTGGCTTCTTTGAACGGCTGTTCGATTACGTGGGCAAGCCCAACGTCAAGGCTGTCTGGGGCAAGATTGATCCGGGCGACCTGCTCCGTCAGATGCAGGCCATTACTGCCGCGCTCCCCCTCAATGTGCTCCACGCTGAAGAACTCCGCGAGCTGGTCACTATCGCCCTGGAACTCAACGACACGAAGGGCCTGCCGACTGAGGAACAGCTTGGGTTGGCGTTCGCCTCCAACACGGAGATGGGCAAGGCCGCGTTGAAGACCGCACAGAATCCCCCTGCCCCCGTCGCTCCGGGTGCAGGGGTGAGCAAGCCCAACGGGGCAGGCAACCAGCCAGGGTCAGGAAACGGCAAGGCCACCAAGGCACAGAGCAACAGTCCGAGCTACGGGGACAACTCAAACCGGAAGGCCGTAGGCGCAAATAACTACGGCGCAAAGAAGAAGTAGGAGAGGCCCCCGCTACGGCGGGGGCTTTTTCATGCCCATATCACAGTCTGCTAAAATTATCAAGAGATAGGAGCGTGAAAGTTGGAAATCAAAGAATCCGTATCAGTCACTAGCGCACCGACAGGTGGCAAGTGGACTGCACGCCTTCTGGAAGCCAATGTGCAAGGGTCCAGCGCCTACTACCCCGCCGCCGCTGTAGAGCGGTCTGCTGGCAAGTTCGTAGAGGGTACCCACATTTACGCCAACCACATGAGCGCACTGGAGCGGGAAGACCGCCCCGAAGGTGACGTGAACAACCTCATCGGTGTGCTCGCAAGTGGTGCAGTGTTCAAGGAAGACGGTCTGTACGCAGACATCAAAATCTTTGAAGACAAGCGTGCGTGGCTCATGGAACGGGCAGACCACATCGGCCTGTCAATCCGTGCAGAGGGCGCTGTGGAAGAGGCAGACGGGGTTCCCACCCTTGTTGAAATCTCCAAGGTGCATTCCGTTGACGTAGTAACCAAAGCCGGTGCCGG